TATGCAGTTACTGATTTGTTTTTGTTAAAATTAAATTTACCTGTTGTAGTAGTAGATTCTTTTGGTGCGTGTTTTAATGGCTTTGTTGCCGCTTCGCTTAATTGAGTTTCTAATTCTTCAACTTCCGTTACTTCTGTTTGTTTCATTTCGTCTTTACCTTTTAATTCTTCAATCATTTTAACGATTTCAGTTAATGCTTCGGTAAATTCTTGTTTTGATACATACTCCATTTCGGTTTCTTCTTCTTCTGCTTCAACTTCTTCTTCGATTACTTCTTCTTCAACTTCTTCTTCGTCTATTGATCCGATTGTGGCAATAATGCCATCTTCTTCTACAACAAGTTTAGATCCGTCTTCAAGTTCATACTCTCCAATTGGTAAAGCAACTTTTTCATCTTCGGTTACAATAAAAACTGACTCTCCTGCTTCGAACTTTTCAGCTTCGATAACAGTTCCGTTGTCTAGTTTCATTTGCTCCAAAGACACTTCCAAACCTAATAAGGTTTTAACTTTTTTTAATGTGTCTGTTGCTGCATTCATAAAATTTGTGTTTATACTTAATTAACGATTAATAAAAAAAATCTTGCGTTTAAGACTTAATTAGCCTTTTTTCTGAATGATAAACCACTCAATTCCGTCACTCCAAATTTGTATACCCTCGTATGATTTATTTATTACGTAAGGGGTAATTTCTCCGTCTAGTGTTTCTGGATCAATTGGTGTTATATTTACTTTTGTTGCGTTTGCAAAACTAACATCTGAAATAAATCTCATTACTCTGTTTGGATGTTGTGATGCACTTGGTAAGTTTAAAGTCATATCTCCGTTTGCGCCATTCCAAGTCATTCTAATCAATTCGACTTTTTCGTAAATAACATCTTGTAAATTTATAACTTCGTCTGGAGCAACAATTAGAGTTAAAGGTACTATGTAATTAAGTATCTCCTGTATATTGCTCTTTGCAGTAATTCCGTTTTGAACTATTACAATATCTTCAACACCCTGTAAAGGTGTTCCGATTGGTAATTGGCTTATTTTTAAATTTCCCATTATTCTGTAAAAATTTTATCTTTGGTTTCTTGTAATATTAAATCTCCGTTTTCTTGTGCTAACAAACTAATGTATATTGCTCCAATGTTTCCAATTCCTTGTGCCTGTAAACTTCCGTCACAACATTCTTTTGAATAAGTATTGTCAGCACACAAACAGGCTCTCCTACTATTTTTTGGACTTGATCTACTTGGTGTTTTAAAAGGTTTATTTCTCATCTCTTAAAAGGTCTTTTAGTTCGCTTAAAAGTTTCTCATCCTCGTTCTGTTTTGTCATTTCAGCTTTGTCAGCAAAATAACCTTCAATACTAAACCCTTTTACTTTTCCGTTTTTAACTTCATTGTTCCAAATTTCGTCATTATCAACTTTAACCGTGCCCATCCAAGTACCCAACGGTAGATCCATTCCAAACATATTTGATTTGTCATTTTTTTTATCTTCAATCAGCCAACTTTCAACAAGAGTTAAACCATTTAGTTTGTCTTTATGCTCCAAAGTGGAGTTACTTTGGTTACCTTGTTTTAAATATAACTGTGAAGCTTTTTTAACGGTCTCCCTGCTAAAATAAATGTAATATTCTTCTGTTTTGTTTTTTCTATAAATCGGTTTGTTGGGTATTAATATTGGACCAACTAATATTTTTTGTTCTGTATCAATTTCTGCAAACTCATATTTTTTTTGCTCGTCTTTTAAAGCAATAAAGTCCTTTTCAATAGCAGGGTTTTCCACTACTGAAATTGCTTCTATAAAATTGTCTTGTTCTTCGTCTAATATTAATTCTACTATTCTCATATCTCCTATAACGTTTTTATTTATTTATTTTGCGTTTATCCTAATGATGCACCGTCAACAATGTTTCTATTTAAACTTTGTGATGTGGTTACATCATTTGCAACAACATAGGTTTGGATTGGAGTCTGTGATTGTCCACCAATAGCGTCTGCCAATTGATTTGACTCACTTGAACCAACAATGTTAAATTCTGGTGGTGCAGATCCTGCACTTGCAGTTGGCGCTGCAATACTTGCTCCACCCCCACCACTTGCACCTGCTTGTGCTGCAACAGATTTTGCTTTTGATGTTGCAGATCTAATTGCTGAAATAATACCAACCGCTTGTGCTGCATATCCTATAATCATTGGTATGTTTTGTGGAAACCCAATACTAGCAGTTTTTCCTGCTCCTGCTGCTACCGATGCTCCTGCTTCCGCTGCCTTAACTGTTGATTTTTGAACGGATGATTTTGCTGATGCAATAGTAGATTTGATGTCAAGTATCATTTCCTGTGCTGCTAATAATTGTTTAGCTACTAACAAGGCTTTACCAACTCCACTTTCTGCACCTGCAATAGAAATCGCATTGTCAAGAGTTTGTTGTTTAGACGCTCGTTTTTTGCCCTCAATAGCTTCTTCTGCATCTGCATACTGTTTCATTAATGCGGCTTTCTGTTCCTCTGACAATGTATCGTCTTCTAATAACAACGCTTTACGCTCTGCTATAATGGCTCTTTGTTCCTCAAATGACAACGCTTCCGTTTCTTTATCAAGTGCAAGTGATTCTGCTAACGCTGCAGCTTCTTTGTCTTTATCTTCTTTTGTTTTTAATGCGTCTGCTTCCTTTGCTGCAATTGCTTTTTGGTCGTATAAATCTTCAATTTGTTTTTTAGCTTCTTGTTTTTCAGTTTCAGATAATTTTAATGCTGATAATTCTGCTAACGCTCGTTCTCTTTGTCTTGCTACTTTTTGAGCATTGCTTGTGTCTTCTAAATTTTCAGCTTCTTTTTTATATTTGTCTGTTAATTTTGCTAATTTTTCTAACTCCTTTTTTCTGTCTGCTAATCTCTTTTTTCTGGTTTCTTCATCTTCTTTTGCTTGAACTTCTTTTTGTTCTTGCAATAGTTTATTTTGTTTAGCTTGTTCAGTCCGTTCTGCTTTTCCAACTTGCGTTGCTGCATATCTTGCACTCCTAGTTAATATGGCTACTCCTGCTTCCTTAAACTTTTGGATTCCACTTTGTATTCTTTCAGCACCTTTTACAACCGCTGCTTCTGCTTCTTTTATATTTGCTTCAATTGCACCTTTGTCAAGTGCTTGTCCAATAATAGGTATTTCCGCAATTGCTAACATTATTTTATTTGCAGCAATTTTAATTCCGTTACCCATTATACCAAACAAACCAACTGTAAGATCAACTCCACCTTGGGTGTTTAAAACAATTTGGTCCCAAGTTTCTGTAAATGCAAATGCTAAATAATCAACTACTTTTCCAAGTCCAGAAATTGCCCACGTTAATCCTTGAACTAGATTTCTTTGTAACTTATTTAAAGGACCCTCTCCGTCTTCAACTCCTAATAAAAAACCTTCCCACGCAGATCCTAATTTAGTCATATCGCCCTCTAAATTATCAAGACGAACTGCTGCCATTCTTTCCGCAGAACCCTCTGCATTTATAAACTGCTGCTCTAACTCGTTTAACTTTTCTTTACCTGTTGATGCTAAACTCAATAACGCTCTACCACCATTAATTCCAACTAATTCAATTGCAGTATTTAGTTTATTTGAAGATCCGTTAACTTTGTCCATTGCATCCTCTAACGATAAACCTTTTTTAGATAATTCGATAAAAGTTTTACCTAAACCTGTTCCTGCCATTGATCCAGAGATACCTCTGTCTGCCATAGCTGCCAACAATGCAGTAGATTTCTCAATTGATATATTTGCAGCACTAGCAGTTGGTGCTAACAACTTCATTGACTCTCTTAACTTTTCAAAATCTAATGCAGATTTACTTGTAGATAAAGCCATTACATCAACAACTCTTTGAGTTTCCGAAGTATCTAAACCAAACCCTTTTATTGTTGATCCTGCAAACGCTGCTGCACTTGATAAATCAACTTCCAAAGATGCTGCCAAGTCTAATATTGCAGGTGTTGAATTTTCAATGTCCTGTAAAGTAAAACCTAATTTTGCTAACTCTGTTTGAAGTCCTAGAACTTCGATTGCAGTAAATGCAGTTGTTGCTCCAAGTTCTTTTGCCTGTTCTGTAACTCTAGTTAATTCGTCAGCTGCTTGACCTGTAACCGCTGATAAAGTAGAAACTCCTTTTTGAAAGTCGGCTCCTACTGACGCTGCTTTTGCTAAAACTCCAACTAATGCTCCTACCGCCACTACAATCGCTCCAACTCCTGTACTAACAAGAGCAATTTTAAACATATTTAAAGCAGGTATAGCTGACAGTATTCCTTGTTTTAATCCTGCAAACCCTGTGCTTAATCCTTTACCTGTGGTTTTTGCTGATTTGGAAACTTTTGAAGTCTCTTTACCAAGTGATTTTACAGATTTTTGTGCTCCACCTGTATCAACTTGAATTATTATTTTTTGTATTTCAGCCATTGGATTTCTTGTTTAAGTTGTTTATACCCCTCTATAAAACCGTTAGGTAATTGATTTTTACCTTTGGCTATTCTAATGTTTTCAGTTTCTCCTTTACACATTTTCAATGCGTTTAATGTTTCTTTTATCATACTATGGATTAAGTTGAACAAATCTATCAATAACAAGTTCAAGATTACTTTTACCTGTTTTTAAATTTGTAGATATTGAGTTTATTTTATATTGTTGATCTGCAATTATAAGTCTGTCAGATAATTTATAAGTTAATAAAAAACTTAACGGTAAATACGCCGTTACTTTTACTAATCTTTGTTGTGGATTAAAAACACTAGTTATGTAATTTGTATAATATCTTGAAAACAAATCTCCTGTAAAAATCTTACCGTTTTCGTTCCTTGTCCACTCATTAATTTCTTGAAAAAAGTTTAATTGAAAGTTATTTATTGCAGGATCTAGTTCAACAGTATTAAAAGGTAAAATTGCTCTAATAAGTTGTTTATATGATACCGCTACATTATCGGAATCAACCTCATCTACCACACTAATTCCACCTGTAAGTTCATTCTGTGTGTAGAATAAAAGTGGTTTACCTAAATAAGCACTCTGATCGTTGTTTACATTATAACCCCATTGTATGCTTTTTACCACATCTGTGAATGAGTCAGTTAATCTTTCATATAATAAGTGTCCAAAAGGTGCCTTTATTTGATATGTACCACCATCTAAATTTTCTTCACCTGCGGTATAACTCAACTTTCCCCAAGGTCGTCCTGTAATCTCTCCAAACTTATTTGCTAAAAATGTTTTTGTGTCTGCAAATTGAAAAAATATTTCTCTAAATGGTAAGGCTACATCAACGGTGTTAGAATCAATATCTACATACGGTGTTATATCAATTCCTTTTTGACCTAACAAATGACCTTGTCCCTCACTATAAAAGTCATCCAAAGTTTGAACAACTATCTTTCCGTCTTTTGCATAAGCAGTTAGATTAAATAATTTAAACAATCCTGTTAAAAAATCTAAAATCGTAATGTCTGGCATCTGCTTTGAAACATTAAATCTAAAAACNTCTGTAGCTGATATATACCCTGTGTTATANGATACATAATNNNTCTGCCCANAAGCCTCAAATGACAACGCNTCNGATTCTGCTACACCATTAACTTGAATTCCACTAAACTCCATATCTACAGTTGTTTCAACGTAAACTTGATAACAACCACCTTGATAAACAAAATCAGTACCATATTCTATAAGAGTATCACCTGTAAGCGTTATTCCAGAATTATAAACTGTAGTCCCATTTTCTTCAATTCTTACGCCATAAGGAGTGGTAGCAAAAGCTCCTGCAGGAAAAAATTGATACTTAAATGTAGACAGTTGATATTCTTGGTAATAAGAACAAAATGTAGTATTATAAATTTCAAAATAATCTTCCGAATCTATAACATTAAAATCAACCAATGTCTCAACATTACTTGCTCCAGACAAATTCTCAACCTTTCCAGATTTTCTATGTAGCCACAAAAACATATTTTCCATTTCTGTAACACTTGTATTTCTGAAAAAATCAGTAGAAAACTCAATATCATATTGCAGTTCTATTTGCTTTATAATTTCATTAACTCGTATTGCGTATTTTAATTCATTCCATTTAACGCCTTTTATGTGATTTTGTTGACCAGTATTTTGACCTGTATAATGCAAATTTCCAGAATCAAATACACTACTTCCACTATCAAAAAACAATCTTTGAGTGTGCGTTATAAGTGGCACTATAATACTGTTAGAGGAAGCGTTGTAGCCTTGTAAAGCATTCAAGACAGCTTCTGAACTATAATCTTGGTCATATCCTGTGAAGTCCATATCAGATAATTTATCTCCACCTAACTGATCTTTAAGTTTAGAAATATCTCCAAAAAATGTAACTTTATAAGTATGTGGTTTTCTGTCTTTTAAATCTACACCCTCTAATTTTATTTTTCCTGTTCTAAATGGTAAATGATTTAATTCGATTACAGAAGTTACTTTTTTTCTTGCATCGAATCCATTATCTATATCACTGTTATAATAATGTTTAAATATCTGGTTATTAACTTTTGATGCAGGTAAATTAAACGTTTGAGTAAAAGAAGTAAATACTTTATCAATATCTCTTATATTTTGAATACTGTCCGTTATTTTAACGCTTTCATCCTTAAATAAATCAACTCTCTTTCCGTCTATGTATAGTTCAATTGTGTACATTTATATTACATTGTTTATGTAAGAATTACTGAAATCAAAATTAACTGTATATTGGATTAATTTATCGTTTATATGTGTTTTGTATTTTAATGTTTTTGATCCAACCACAACAGGGTGAACCGAATCTGCTAACGATATCCAAACTTGCTCTGAAAGAAATAACTGCTCAACTAGCAGATTAAAAGTTTCTGGGAAAAATTCACTGTTTAAAGTTATTGATTGATTTGATGTAACATTGAATGTATATTTTTGATGTTTTAATGGATTGTAAGAATTTAATTCCCTGTTAAATATATTTCTATTATAATCTTCTGACTTAACTTTTAAATTTTTTGAAGATTTTTTAGTCATATAAAAGTCCTGCAATGCTCCATACTTGTTATAAAAAATAACTCTAAAATCGTCATACTTTCCACACTCAATTTGTTGCAATGTAATAACAACTGTTTGCGATAATCCACAATTGCTTGTAATTGTAATTGTATCTCCTGTTTGAGCGTCCGAACTATCAATAATAACATACTGTATTTTATCCAAACTATTATCACTATCTGTTATATTTTGATTGGATGATTGTGTTTCCCAATTTACGTTTGCAGACTCCCAATACATTCTGGTTGTATTCCATACTGATGAAATTGTAGTCACAATATTTGCACAAGATTCCGAAAATACAGGTATTCTAATATCTTCACCAGGTTTAAAGTAAACAGTTCTATTATCCATTAACACCATTGGGGTAAAATTAGTCGGTGGTACGGTAGCACTCGTTGTGCTTGTTCTAGGATTGCTACCCTCATCCCAATAGCCATAACCGTCAAACGCTAAAAATGTGTCATTGTAAGTTGCAAAACTTGATGCTCCGTCATATAAATCAGTATCGACTTTTACCCACACTGCATCGTCTGGAGTTCCTGTTATTCCTTGTGTTACTCCATAATATTCTGTATCTAAAAAATCCCTAATTAAAACTGATAATTCTAAATTTGTAAATTCTTCACTTCCAATGTTTCCCTTTGTAATATTATAGGTTGCTGTTGTTGGTTGAGAAGTTAATAACCCACTCCAGACATATATTTTAGATTTTATAGACGACAAAGAATACCCTTGTGTTGAGTTTGTATATTTTCTAAAATATGGACTTCTTGCATTAATAATTATACTCATTTTGTTTCTTTTTGTTTAAACGCTTCTTTTATATCTTCTACTAAATCGAATGCGAATGCGTGTGCTGCTTTCGTTGGTAGTTTCTTATAAGAGACGTTGTAAGGGTTTGTAAAAAAATATGAAGGTTTTATACCCTGTGCAAATATAAACTTGCTTAAAACGAACCCTATGGACTGATAGTTGCCTTTAACAAAGCGACCTTTCTTATCTCTTAATCTAAAATTTTTTTTCTTTGCCCACGCTGCTAACGGTTTCATTGGTGGATATTTGCTTTTAAAACTGTACGGACTTAATGGCGCTTTCTGCACTCCTGCTCGTCTGTTTTTAGTCCACTTATCAATTATACTTGGATCTTTACCCCTAACTCCTTTATCTACAAAATTTCCATAATCTCCCAAATCAAAAATAACATAAACGCTGCTACCTGCTTCTTTAACTTTATAAGATAAATTCCTGTATAAGTCCCCTGTTACTTTTTTCTTTTGCCTTGTTAGATTTGATCTGGATTTTGAAATTACATTCCTGCCAAAATCCGTCAACGCTTTGTTTAGGTTTTTTAAGTAAGACATCTGTTTATGTTATTTCTAGTTTCTATTTGAAAATTAAACGCCCATCCTGCAACTAAATTCTCAAACCTATCTTTGAACGGTTCTGCTGATACTGTTTCACGATTAATTCTAGTATTACCGTCATTTAAACTTCCACTATTAAATTCGTCTGTTATATGATTACCTGCGTTTATCATTGTATTAAGAACAAAATTCAAATTATCATTGTCGTATATTACTGCTTCGTTTTCTGTTGTGTCAGAATGCACTACATCCATAAATAAGATGCTTACATCATAAGTTATAATCGTACTGTTAAAATTAGCAGTATTAATAATTATGTGTGCTAATGGATAAATTGATTGTTTGTCAAGGTCCACCTCTGACAGATCTCCTACTGTTACAGTAGATATGCTTTTACTATCTAAACAGGAGTCCCTTAACCTTTCCATAAGATCAATGTAACTTCTTGCACCTTGATATTCATTAACTGCCATTACTTGAAATTTTTATTTAATTCTTGTTTATTTGTTCCGTTTAATTCTTTTTTAAATTCCAACATTGTTAAGCAGAAATTTACATTTAGTTTTGTTACAGTTTCAAATCGTGTAATATCGCTTTCAGCGAGTTGGTAAATTGATTGTGTCCACCCCCATTTATTTGCAAATCCTCCTGCTGCTGACGTATCAATGCCCTCTCCTTTGGTGACAAATAATTCGTCATAGCGTTCGTGCAATCTATCCCTAAATTCCAAAAAAAAAGTATTGAACTCACTACTGCGTCCATTGGCATATTAAGCATTGCTTCACGCAAAAGATCTGGTTCGTAATCTTTTATAGAATATCTGTCTCCAACTTGTTGTTTTACAGGTCGATACAAAACTGCCATTACATACTCAATTTTCTCTGGATCTCCAATATTTTGGTCCAAATCAATATACTCTCCGAACGTCATATCTTCAAGATTAGGTATAAACCCAAAGTTACTGTCACCCATTTTAAAATGTTTAACTAGATTTGGCTTCTGCATTAACATTGCGTTGATCTTGTCTACTATCTCCACAAAGTCATTTAATTTCATTTTACTGGCATACTCAAACGGAATATTACAGAAGATCTCTAACATTTTTGTATTTATAAACCTTTCAGAATATTGATCCGTAACATTTGCCTTAATGATTTTTTCGTAAGCTTTGTACTGTCTTAACGTAATATCTTTTAGTTCAGTTGGTATTTTAATTTCGTACTCCATAATACTATAACGATTTTAAATAAAAGTTTTTAAAAAATAAAGATAATAAAAAAACCCCTACATTTCTGTAAGAGTTTAATTAAACGTAAGCAACCCAATTCTATACTTACATTATAATTTATTTATTTCTTGTTTAACTTCTTGCCAATAATCAGATACTTTTGGCATCACTCCAACTAACACTTTGTAATGTGATTCTAATATCTCATCTACACAAATTAATGCACATTGTTTAGCTTGTGGAACTCTACCGTCATAAATTTGTAGGAACTTATTTACTAACTCTATTGATTTTTCTTTTGGTGTCATTATAATAGTTCTTTAAATTCTTTGTACTTATCTTTCATATATTTGCGGTCTTGTTTTTCTGCTTGTTTTGCCATTCTATAAAGTGAGGGTATATCTTCTAATAAAGAATGTGCGTCCCACTCAATGTCAATGTAACCATCTTCTGGATCATATCCTATTGCTCGTAAATGTACTACTCCATTTGTTGAATGTAATTCTACTGTCTTTAAAATAAAAAATTCTTTATCCATTACGCTATATTTATTAAGGTTGATTTTAAGATGTCTAATTTGTGGTAAGTATCACGCTCTAGTGATATATCATTATTTGATGTTGCATTCATTAAAAGCACCTCTAAATGCTTTATGTCGGATCTCAATGTGTCAGCTTGTGTTTTCATTTTGTTGTCTTTTAAAAGGGGTTTTTACACCCCTGTGATAATTAATAAGGAAAATCGTTTTGTGCTTGTAATCTTGTTAGTTTTTTTCTTTGGTTTTCAATAGCTTGATCTAGTGTTATTGTTCTGCCGAATTTCGCTTCCCATTTTACTTCTTGTTTTCCTAAAACCTCTAGTACTTTTGCGTTCATAATTTTGTCTTTTATTGTTAATAATACTCAAAGGTAATGTCTTTTATTGGTTATGCAAAACTTTTAATAACTTTTACCAATTATTTTTTTTCGCTTCCTTAATAAGTTCACTTTTTAATTTCTCTATGTAAATACTAGCGTCTAGCATTTCTTCCTGCAAGTGTTGCATCCATTCCATAAAAGTCAAATCATTACGATCCATTGTAGTCTCATACTTTTTCTTTCCTATTTTTGCTCTTTGGTTTATTAGATCAATAACCTTTTGTTCAATTTTGCTCATTTCTTTTGTTTTTAATTAGTTCTAAATATGAAATAGTTTTCTTCTTCAAACTCACACTCTAACTCGCTACCATCATAAGAACTAAAAGTATGTCCATAGCCATCTACAAAGCAATTCTCTGCCGTTTTCTCCCAATCAATAGCTAACCAATTTGGTGCATTAATTTCGTAACAGTCCTCTGTAATGTCTCTTATTGCTTCTGAATAAGTTTCCCAAATCACGTCAGCGTTTATAAATCTATATTCGTTTCCATCAATATCAATGTGAAAATCATTGTCTCTGTATAAGTGTTTCTTTAAAGCTATAACGTCGTCTCTGTTTATGCTTAATTCTAACTCTTCGTGGATAAATTCTAAAATCTGTCTTGTAGTTGTCATCTTATTGTCTTTTAAGGATTAATTAATTATATTTTTTATTGTATTTCTTTACTCCTGCAAATAATCTTTTTTCTATATCTTTAACCATAAAGGCAAAAACACTCTGGTCCAAATCTTTGTACTCTTTTAAAGATGCTGCCATATTTTTAATGTCTAATAATTTTCTAAANTCNTCTGTTTCTAATCTAATGTAATTTTGATCTGGGTTCATTTCAATGTGCTTCATCATAATATTGTCTTTTAAATTGTTAATCTTAATCAAAGGTAATTCCTTTTTTTAGTTATACAAAATTTTTAATAAGTTTTTTTATTTTATTTTATATTGAGTGTCCCAATAATGTTCACACTCTCCGTTTATAGTAGGTGTCTCCAGAAAATAAGCTTGTCTGTATTTACTTGGCTTTGATGTATAGCGATAACAGGTGGATCTAGTTTCACAATCAACCCCCTCACATTTTGTAATATCTGGCATTTGTTTTTATTTTTATCTTATTGCGTAAGTTCCGTGCTTCGGTCTTCCTAATTTATTTACAATCGAATACCGCAACGCGTCAATTGCGTGATTGAAAGCGTCAATAGGTTTATTAGTTAATTGTCCGTTTTTATCTTCAATGTATTTGTAGTTTCTTAACTCCTTAATCATATTAGTACTGTCCTCTGTAACGTGCAACTTGTATCTTCTTATCATATCAATACCGATATTAATTGCTCCTTTATAAGTCGGCTTTGTATTCCACCCCATTCTATGGATTTCTTCAATACTTTTAGGTTCTGCACTATCGCACCAAACTTCGTCACGTCTGTCAAGTCCTATTCTTTTAAATTCGTTTCCAATATCTTGGTTTGTCATTCCTGTTCTGTAAATAATTTCTCTTACATACATATTGTCCCCCTCAATATAAGTTTCTACTAGCGTGGTTGGATCATTACTAAAACCGAAGTCCAAACCTCTTGAAACTAATTTAGCAGTTGCAGGAACATCTCTAATTGTGTTAAATCTAAAAATAAGACTCTGTGATGCTCCACGTTCTCCTAGTCCATAAACACGCCAATAGTTCTCATCAATATCTTTTAAACGCTCTATCTCGTCAATTATGTTCTGTGGTAAAAAAGGGTTATCTAAATATGTTGTTTGATGAAATTCTACATCGTCTCTTGTTAGGACCTTGTCGTAAATCCAATGAAATTCCTCTGACGGATTAAAGTCTAAAATTATGTTTTCTGTTGTTCTGAAAATTAATTGTTGCCAATCTTCAAAGTTTAACTCGTTTGCTTCATTGATGAACAGAAGATCTCTTTTACGCCCTCTAATCTTTTGTGGCTGATCCAATGATATAAACTCAAATCTATTACCGTTTAAGTGATATTCACTATTAGACTTGTTATGATATTGTTCGTTGTAAATTTTATTATCTTTTAAGATTTCTAAAAAGTCCCTCATTGCAGTAGATCGCAAAGCAGGAAACGTCTTTCTGCAGATTGTAATTGTTTTCCCTTTATTCTTATAAGAGTATGAAAAAATAAGCCACATTAAAATATTGTAAGTTTTTCCAGAACGTGTACCACCCTGTTCAACTATAATCTTTTTTTGTAAATTATCTAAATGATCGTAAACTTTATTTGTCAGTATCTCTTTCATCTACTACTTTTATGCTGAATACATTGTCCCCATCAATTCCTGTAATTTCTTGACGTTCCACATACCCTCTTTTTTTGCCTTTTGTTTTTAAATAGAATATCGTTGCACTTGTGTTTTGGTCCCCTATCTGTTTATGTAATTGACTTTCTGCAAAATCTAGTGCAATATTTGAAATGTCATCAACTTTACGCTTAAACTCACTGTCATCTTTTAACCATTGGTAGAACTGTGTCCTGCTTATATCTGCATTTTTACAAGCAGTCGTAACAATACCAAGTGATTTCTCCAATGCTTTAATTACTTCCCTTTTATTGTGTTCGGTTTGTTCGTTCATTTTTTTATTAAATTTTTTTATTAATTATATTTTTCGTATATTGTGATCTTAAATGCGATGGTAGTGTAAAAGTAACACGTCTGGCATCCAGTCAGAAAATGGCGTTCGTATCGACCTCATCGCTCTAATCGTTAGCCCTCCTTTCTTGGAGGGTTATTTTTTCCCCTTTATACATTCCTGCTCCTTGTTCATCAATCTTTGTAAATGGTATTTCTGGAACTGTTAATTTACAAGTTTTATCTATTAAGTAGATGTATCTATTTTGAAAACCTTTTAATGCGGTTGCTCCTTTAAAATCGTATTTACTGTCCCCTCTTTTAGCAACAATGTCTCCGTTTGCTAGTTTGTATATTGTTCCGTTTTTATTTATTTGAGTTAATTTAAACCCACTTGCTCTGTATATTGTTCCGTCTCCACATTGAGTTGCATCTGAATAACTTAACAACCATTTAATTTGTGGTGCATTTTTTTTAATCAATCTTATACTAACTGCAATACATCTGCTTTCTGAATACTTTGGTAAATAATCGTCAAACGCCATTCTGTTCAATTCTAACATTTCGTTCCACCTTTTATTAAAACTGTCAACTCCAGAATCAACAAGTGGTAAAACGTTTCTTTTATCCATTGGGGAACCGTAACTCATAACTCCGTGCAGCTTGTCATCCAAGAAACAACCAAAATGTAAATTACTCATATTAACCACTTTTCCAGAATAGTGATGTTTTTTCACAAATTGATTTGCGACTTTTGAATTTATTACTTTTACTATTATTTCTTTTGCTCTGCCCATTGTGATATTATTAAATAAAGTGCGTTACCGTTTCCGTTCTCATTCCCAAATGTTTCAACGTATTTATACTCGTCTGTCTTTTTAATGTCTGCTATTGCGTTTTTAATATCAATTGCTTGTGCATCTGCCAATGTATAAGTTTGTTGCTGAAATGGCTCCTTGTCCCCATCTGGTAAGTCGAAGTCATCACTTGTTTCAATGTCGTCCATATTTTGCCAATTGTCCATACCCCAATCTTCTAACTGCACACTATTCCATTCGTTGCCCAATATGTCCCAATCCCATTCCCCAAACCCAACGTTATCTTTTATAATAAATTCACGCTCCTGCTGCTTTGTTAAATTGTCAGCGATTAAAATATAAACCTCTTTTAGTTTAGCTTCATTACAGGCTCTCAATCTCATATTACCACCAAGAACAACCATTTCACTATTCACTACAATTGGTCTAATTTTTAACATTTCTGGAAACTCCTTAATACTATCAACTAATTTGTGGAATTTATGGTCCTTTATAATTCTAGGGTTTTCACTACTAGGTTTTACTTTTGAAATTTTTACTTTTATTATATCCATAACGATTTTTTTACTTATTTATTAAAATAGTTCAATTTGTTTAATGTTTTGTTTTTTTATTATTCCTATTGCTGTTTCTAATATTGTTTTACCAGCTTCGTAATCAACTAAATTTCTTGCAATCTTATCTTTTCTTTGATTTCCTTTATAATCATTCACATTTATTTCGTGAAATTCATTCCATTTATCAACCTCATTTTTACTTTCCATAAAAGCACATTTTCTATCGGTTAATTTATTTGGCAAATTAAAGTTAGTCCAATATAAATGCCTACCTCTTTTTATTGCAGGAACCAATGGATTATAAAATGGCACAACATTTTCAACTACAAATTTTCCTTTAAAATAGTTTTGTAAGAAAATAATTTCTTGATATAATTTCATATCAGGGTATTCAGATTTTGTTGTTTCGTGTCTTGCAAATCTTGCTTTGCTATGTGTTGGACAAGGAGGGGAACTCCATATAAAATTAAACTCTTTGTAATGGTCTAATAAATATTGATGTGCGTCTGCAACAATTACAGTATCATTTGGAAACCTTTCTTGGTATAATCTTGCCAACTCTGGATCTAATTCTACCGCAGTCACTTTAATATCTTCTTTTACTTCGTTCCACTTATATCTATTACCTCCTAAACACGCATACAAGTTTAAAATCTTCATAAGAAATTATTTTATTTATTTTAAGGTGTTATATTTTTTTCTAGTTTAACTTCGATTTCTTCTAACATTGTAGCATAATTATTTGATGCAGTTTCAAACATCTCATTTACTATATTGTCATCTAAATTTGCAACGGTATGTTGTATGTAAATCTTCATATCTGAAACACTCGAAACTCCAATAACTTTTTTTAATACAGAGTCAAGTCTTTTGTTATATCTACAGTAAATATCATACTGCTTTAATGCGTGGTATATTGTTGCGTGATTTGGTTTCCATTCAGAAACAGATCCAATTGCTCTGGCTATTTCTGTTAAACCCATTCCTTGGTAATGATAAAAATAATTTATTAAAACTGATCTTGCTTCAATATATTCTCGCTTCCTGCTTTTTTGTAAAATATCAAAACCAAACTCGTGTTTAAATTCGTTTGCAATTTTAATAAAGTCTTTTATTATTGTTTCTTTCATTATAGTGTTCCTTTAATTATGTAGTTATCTAACTCTGGTTCTGGTTGATTGTAAAAATATTCCTTATAAACTTCTATACCGTGAGCAACTTTTTCTTTTCCTTTTAAATAAAATTCTTCTGTTACGTTCCAGACTCCAATATCTAAACTTAATTTATCAATTACTAAAAATGTAAATTCTGAATATGGAACATTAAATAAATTACAGTAAAGATAAACTTGAACATCATACCCATATTTTCGTGCTGAATATGGAAAGTCTTTTATATTGCTCGTTGTCTTAATATCACAAATTCTATTTTTGCCTAAAACATCCGCTTTACCTCGAAATGGCATACCCATTACATTACCCAAAACAGGAACCTCAAACTCGCAATCTTTCAAAAGTTCAATTGCTTTGTCATTTTTTAACAATGCACCTGCAACTCTTTCTGCATCTTTTTTTTCCTTTGAAGTATAAACTGTCCCAAATTCGTCTCTTGCTTCTTTGTATGCTTTTGCGTTTTTACTTGCAACATCTACAAAATGAAACTCTTTAAACTTTTCTGGCTCTAGGATCAATGTGTGGATTAAAGTTCCGTCTCTAAACGCTTGATGGTCTCCTTGTCCGTATTTTGTAATTGCATAGTATTTTTTTGGACTATCTGCAAGTAATTTAATACTGCTGCTACTTAATGCTAATTTATTAAGTTCTCCATAATAGAAAGAATCGTCATACATCTTACTTTTTACATCGCAATAATCGTATTGCTTATTATCTAAAAGTGTTATTTTCATTTTTTAAAATATTTAAGTTTCATTATATCCCACCAAGTCATTTGTTGGTATTCGTCTTCTGTAAGAATCTCTACCCTAGATGTCCCATTTTTATTCTTGTATTGTATTGCGTGTAATCCAGAAGGTAATATTACGTGGTTTGGATCTATATTTTCGTCTCTCATTTTTATTGTTTTTTATTTCCAATCTTCTGGAAAGATTTTTTTTGCTATTGCTTTACTAACTATTGCTATTGCCCAAGCTAGACATAACCATCCAATTGCTTTTATCATATCATTGATGCTTCAAAACAAGTTCCGCTGCAAACTGTCCCCTCTCTTTCAACAGGAGTTCCGCATTCTGTACATTCAAATTCTGCATCGTTTTCGTAAGCAGGGTTTCCGTAATTTAAGTAATCGTCATTCATAATTTTGTCTTTTAAAGGTTTATTTTTATTAAATTTTTTCTTTTTGCGTCCTGCAATAAAGCTAATCTTTGAATATGTAAAGGTGAGGAAGTGTAGTAATTAGTTAAACCTAGATCTACTAATTGCTTAATTGTTTGGTTATTTTTTCTTAAATCAATCATAGTTTTGTCTTTTAATTTGTTATTGATAATCAAAGATATTAAAAATATTTAATAACTACTAATATTATTGCAAGTTTTTTAAAATTTTTATTTCTTTTCGTAATTTCTCTAGTTCTATATCTGCTTTTCTGGCTCTTAATACGGCTCTATTTTTATCTTCTCTGTATTGGTTCATCGCTTTGTCGTACATTCTCCTATCAACTTGTAAGCTATTTACATAAAAGAATATTCTAGCAATTGATTTTGACATTTCAGTTAAAGTAGTGGTTTCCTTTTTTTTGATCTGGTTAAGGACCAAAGTGGTTAGCATATCAATGTCCACGATATACTCCATATCTTTGAGTAAATCTATTTTAGCATTCATTATTAGAGTCTTTTAATATATTTAAGTCCAACTTTGCTTCTTGTAACTTTTCATTAAATAACTCAACTTTAATTTTTGCTATTTCGCATTTTGAACAATGGTAATTTAATTCCCACTTTGCAGAATCTAACTGTTCTTCTAAAATTTCAATCTTTTGTGCATTCATAATTTTGTCTTTTAATTATTTTATAAATCAAAGTTTTCTTGAAGTTCTTTAATTAAGTTTTTAATTTCTTCTTTATTAAGAGCAATGTGTGTAAATAAATTGCCTTGGTTGCTCATTGTTAATTGTACTTTTGTACCCTCTATACCGCCACTAAATTTCGTTAAAAATATTTTAGTGTTTTCCATTTCATTTGTCTTTTGACTTTGAAATTGTCCTCTGATTGTTTTTAATTCTGTTGCCATTTTTTTGTCTTTTAAAATTTAATTATCTTTTTTTTATTTCTGTAATTACTTCTTTTAACATTTGCTTGTGAAAGTTAGAAGCGTTTTCTTGACAATATTGATATTGTTTCCATAAATCTTTTTTTGTCCAATCTGTAAAATTTAATGTCATAATTTTGTCTTTTAATTGTTATTGATGTTGCAAAGTTATTAAAATATTTCAATAACCAACCTTTTTTTTTATTTATTTTTATTTTTTTTAAAATAATCGTCCCACACTCCTTTTTTATCTGGTGTTGCATACTCAACAATACTAGCGTCTTTTTCATTTAATAGGTAAACTTCTTTGGAAACTTTGCTTTTATTCCAGAACGTTGTGCTTGGACAATTCTTGCTCAATACTTCCAACTCTTTAATCTTGTCTAACCAAAACCAATAACTCCCCTTTGGATCTGAAACAAAATACATTTTTACAACATCTTCTGGCAACGCCATTAATGCATCGTATTTCTTTTTTTCAAGCATCTTTGTCTCATAGTATTTAGTTCTGAATTTCATCTCTACAACGCACTTTTTTCCTTTTGGCGTATATCCTGTTGCATCATACGGTAGATTTTTAGGTCCAACCCACTCTAGTTTCCAACCATCAAAAACATTTAAAATTCTTACTAGTGCCTTTTCAAACTTACCTGTTTTAGTTATTTTCATATAGTTTATTTATTTCGTCAATCCATTGTTTTATTACTCTAGGATTACAAGTGCAGGGTTTGTAAAATTTATGTTTAAAATACTTTGAATGCATCTGACAAACCAACTCAAATTGATCTCTATTTAAAGAATGCTTTACCTCTGATCGAAATTTATACCAATCTTGTTTATCTTCTTTTACCATAGTTCTACATCGTTCCAAGTTTCCTGTCTTTTATCACACCCACAATCTTTATACCCTAGTAATTTGGTAGACTTCTTGACTATCCATTTTATACCTGTATAATACGTTATTCGTTCTACTAAATTCCCTAATTTCATAATGTTGATTTTAAAATTTCAATACATAATTGATTTGGTATTTTGCTTCTGTTATAATTACCTTTCATTCCTTGTGTTCCTGTTCTGCTACCTCTTGGTGCAGCTTCGTGATGACAATTTTTATTACCATTATAACATTCTGGTCTAGGTTCCCAACCCTCTGGATTTAACAATGATCTTAAATTGTTGCTCCAAATGTCAGTTGGTTTTGCCCTTGTATCTCCATAAGTACAATACCAAACAGTTGTTCTTGGCAAACCCTTAACTACTTGTAATTTTCTTAATTTACCTCTTGGGTTTTCTATAAACCAAAATTTAGGTTTTAGTTCATTTATTATATCCAAAGTTTTTTTCACAAATGCAACTCCTTTTAATGCGTTTTCAGACTTTGGAGTGTGGTCTTTATTCCAGTGCTTACCAATACTAGCAACTGAAAAATAAGTACAAGGTGGACTTGCCCAAATAACGTCTGGAGTAAAGGGTATTTTATTAATATCAAAATTTAAAATATCAACTGCATAATTTATGTCCTCAAAATCATTTACATCGCTGCTAAAAACTTCAAACCCTAAACTTTCAGCAGCTTTACCCACGCTTCTACTTCCTGCAAATAATTCTAAAACTTTCATAACACTATTTTTATTAAATAATACATCGCTAAAATTCCATAAGTAGCAGCAAATCCTACACAAATAAATTTAAGGATTGTTATTGTTTTTTTCTTGTTTCTCATTTCAATAACTCTTTTATATCGTTTAAGTCTTTGTTTTTAATCTCATAAGTAGTACATTTTAAAACTGTAACCGTTCCGTTATCTCTGTACCTCTTTGTTCCTTTCTTGAATTTTTCTGATTTCTCAAACAATTCTTCCTTTGTTACCCAACCGCAAATAGTTACTTCGCTTGTTTTCTTGTTTAGTGAAGTAAAAATGTAAAGATCACATTTAAAATGTTTTTGAAGTCCAGAGAAATTATGAACGTAATCTGGTTTCATATCTACATTACGTCCCATTGTTTTAACATCTGCTTTCAATCCGTTGATTTCCATATCAAAACCTCCGTCAAATCCATCACTAAATTCAAAAGGCATCTTGAACGCTTGATGGACTTTCATCTCTCCTAACAATCCGATATACTGATGTATTCGTAATCCGTCCGCTTCCCCTCTGTTACCTACATTATTTGTTTTTAAAAAATCCCAAACTTTGTTTTTTTCTACTTCTGTTATTGTTATTCTCATCTTTCTAATTGTTTAGTTAATAATTTTTTTATTTTCTTTACTGTTCTATAAATTGAGTAATATTCTATTCCTGTTAATTTGCTTAATTCAAGCATTGACCAACCTTTTAAAAAAACAAATTCGTAAATTCTTTTGTCATACTCATTCCATTCAGAGATATTTTTTTTTATTTTATTTTCCTTATCAACATAGTCAAAAGTCTGGTCGTAAATATAAGGCTCAACAATATTTGTCTCCAAACTAAACTCTCTTTTTTTCTTTTTTACTTTATCTAAAAATATATTTCTTAAAACTTTAAATACAAAAAAATAATTAATTTCTGTTTCATTATACATTAACGTTTTATCGTATTTACCTTTCCATTCGTGGATCTTCAAATACATTTCTTGAACAATATCTTCTGCGTGGTTAGCACCAAATGACTCAACTATTCTAGTCCATTTTTTGTGGTCCTTTGCAATTAAAGATATTATTTTATTCATTGTTTTTATTTTTTATTTTTGTTTGCCATCTATATCAGACGTGTCATTTTTAATCTGAACATCTGAATTAAATACATTAGCAGTACTTGTGCTTTGATGCTTTTCTAAAACTTCATTTTTCCAAGTTTGGTCCGTTCTGCTTTCTGGATTTACTTTTGGCTCTGGATCTAATCGTCCTGCAATGTGATGGATCATTACGTATAATTCTCCGATTGCTTTTTCTATTCTTTTAATCCTTTGGTTTGTTGTGTATTTTTTATCTTTCATTATCTATATTTTAAATATTGTTTAAAAGATTTGTTTAACCTACATTCTTCATCATCACATAAATTGTCAGCACATTCATCAAATCCGTATTTATCTTTTTTATTGTTTAATATATCAAACAAGTCTTCTAAAATTTCTGTTCCGTATTTATTTATAAACTCTTTCATTTTAAATTAATTACTTTTTTAAATTCTTCTCTAATTGGTTTTTCTAAAATAACGTTTCCATTAATCTGAAACCCAACGTTTCCTGCCATACTTTGGAACCTAATTGGATCGTCCATTGAAGTCGGTTTTCCACCTGTCTCAATTTCTTTTACTTTCCTTACGTGAATATGTGATTGTGTCCAATCTGCAGGGTGCTGAATATATCTGTGAATTACCATAAAGTCATCTGCTCTGTTTACAAATTTACCCCCACCCTCAACATCACTTGCCATTGGTGGAATTGGATGTCCTGCATATTCGTGTCCCATTGGATGTTTCATTCTTAAAGCAGCAGTATTTGCGTGAGTATTTAACCAAGTGCTTACGTTATAAGTTTTGCAGAATTTTCTTATTTCTGTTGTTGCTTGGTAATCATATTCGTGCCCACCTAAACTCTTCATTATTTCTGGATCTTTTATAAGACTATTATAAGGATCAATTAACAGTCCCCCATAATTCCAAGCTTTTTTGTAGCTTGTTGCTAGTTCAATAATGTGCCTGTAAGTATATAAATTATTGTTGTCAATCACTTTAAAATAGTCATTAATGTAATCCATTTGAGTATTAAACTGCTTCTCTGTAACTTGCGTTATTGGCTTCTGTTCTAAAAACTCTACTAACTTTCTGTATATTGAATGCGGTTCATTTTCACTGCTAAATACTAGCCACCGAATATTAAGTCTTTTTGCATAAAGCAACATTAAATATAAAATTACAGTTGTCTTTCCAACATTGGCGTGTCCTAATATTACGTTAAAATTGCCCTCTTTAAATCTAATGTAATTGTCAATATCTGGTATTCCAATCTTTTTACCCTCGGTTATTTCTCCTGTTCGGATTTTGTTTAATTTGTCTTTTACCTTTATTAAATCTATTAGCATAATTTTGTCTTTTAAGTTATTATAAATGTATTAAAAATTTTTGATAAAAAAAAATGTTATAAAAAAAAAGGGTAACATTTATTTTGCTACCCAATTTCTTGTTTAAATTATCATTCTTAAAATGGTAAGTCTGCATCTTGTGTTGCAGGTTCTCTACTTGCCAAATGGTCCTCAACAGGTACGTCTGTTTTTGGTGTTGGTTTAAAAGTTGATAAAGCAGCATATAATTTACCCCCTTTGCTTTCACAAATTTGTATTTTACCATATCCTTTGTTGGCTTCAAAAACGTCTTTATGTGTTATTAACATTTCAGCTAATTGATCCACTTTAAAAGCTAGTTCCATTTTTACCCATTCAACGTTTCCTGCATTGATAAACATTCCTTGTACTAATTCACTTGATTTACTCATCTTTATGTTATTTTTATGTTAGTTTATGTTAGTTTAATATTTGTGTTTTATTTGTTGGTCTTTTAAAGCTTTCACTTTCATCTTCTCCAAATACACCGAGTTCGTAAAATCCTGTTAATTTTAAAACGGCTCTGGACATTGCTCTTTTTTCTGCCATTTCAGCAACATACCAAGAGTTTGTGTTACCCTCTGAATAACTTGCTCCTTTTAAAGCAGATCCGAATGTCTCAATATTAGAATTTCCTTTACTTGCAGTTGCTTTAAATACTGCAAAATTAGTTTCACATTTTATAACTTCATAGTTTATAAATATTTTCTCCATTGCTTGGATCTTATCTACTCCCTGTCTTGTTACAATAGTGTAATGCTGATGTTTAAAAAAATCTTCTTTTGTTAGGTTGTACTTTTTGTACAATTCCATTAATTTGTCTTTATTCATTATTATTTATTTAAGTTACTAATATTAAATTCTTGTTGTAACACTTCGTTTTGTGCTTCTAAAAATTCTACACGTTTTTGCAGTGCTTCGATCCTGTGTAATAAAAATTGTTGGTTTTCTTCTGTTGCTCTGGTGCGAGTTACATCCTCTGAATAAGTCATAAATTTGTCTTTTAAGTTAATAATTTTGATAAAGATATTAAAAATAATTGATAAAAAAAAATATTAATTAAAAAAAATGCAAAAAAAAACTACCCTTTGAAAGAGTAGCTTAATTCCATTACCTAACAAAGATAATTTTAAAAGACAAACAAATATACAAAAATTTTATAACTCTGCAAGTTTTTTTGTGTATAAATTAAATATTTCTAATAGATCGTTATTATCATACTTTACTATTTTGTGACTTAATATGTTCAGATCTTCTGCTAACCCCTCTTTAATATAAATGTCTAAATTTCTGCCAAACGTATATTGTTCTCCGTATCTAAAAACGTTACATCCTGCGCATTGAACTTGACAATTGGTTTCACTCCATCTGGTTGAGTAATGTTTTCTACTCATAAAGTGTCCGCATTGTAATTTTTTCCAATGATCCTGTTTTCCACAAGTAAAGCACTCTGTCATTCCGTTTGCATCTGCATTTCTTTGCCTAATATATTGCGAAAAAATAGCGTCAGCTTTTTTGACTAATTTACTTCTGGATGGTTTTTTGCTTTTCAAAATATAGATCGTACCTTTTTGGGTATAGTTTGTATCTTTTTGGGTATTATCTTCACTAAAAGTTATACTTTTTGTAGTTTTTTATTCTGTCAACTTTATTTCTAAACAATAATATTGGCGTTAACATATCAATATCTTTGTATTTTTTTTTTGGAAAAAAATTTGTTTGTTAAAGTAATTGCTTCAAAGGTATATAAAAAAATTTTAGTAATCAACTTATTTCTTTGTAATAACAATATTTTTTGATATTTTTTCCGCACTTCTCCCTACAACATACCCTCCAATTCCTAACTGTAATAAATTCCAGAACTCGTTTTCAAGCGGAGGTATAGGTAGATTAAATAAAGGTGCTATAAATTTTACATACATCACTATAAACCCAAAACACAACATTAAAATAGGTCTCCAACTTCTTTGTAGCCAATTACCATTTGCTTCTGTAACAATAATCTCTGTTTGTAATTTCTGGAGTTCTAATTGTTGCTCTTTTAAAACGTTAAGAACTTTTAATTTAGCGTTTGCCCTTTCTTCGTCATTTGTAAATATATTGTCAATTACGTCTCCGATCTCTTTAATAACTCCACTGCTAAACCAACTTAAAATTTTTTTCATACGTGCTTTTTTGGGTACGCTTTGTACCTTTTTGGGTACGCTTTGTATCTTTGTGCTTTTTTCGTGCTATTTTCGTGCTATTTTCGTGCTATTATAAAATTTACCAACGTATTTGTATTTGTATAATACCTAAAAATAAATTTATTTCTTCATACTCAAAATCTGGTTCTGGCTCCATATATCCAAGTCCAAAAATAAAAGACTTTGGAAACAATACAATTATATTTAACTCAAAATCCGTCATACTAAAATTGATTACTTATCCACTCGTATTCTTCTGTAGCGTCAAAACTAGGACAATCTTTGTCACTAAAATCTTTATGTCCGTAAACTTTTGCTTTTGAATATAAAGTTTTTAATGTGCATAAAAGGTCCTCCAACGCTTCCTTTTGTTCCTCTGTTCTAGTATCTTTTGAATTTTTTAAATCTTTATCCATTCCACCAACATAAGCTATACCGATTGAATCAAAATTGTGCCCCCTTGTATGTGCACCTGTTCTTTCAATAGGTCTACCTTCTTCAATTTCTCCGTCTAATGTAATTAAAAAATGATAACCAATATCTGACCAACCTCGTTCTTTAACGTGCCAATCTCTAACGGTTTCAACTGAAACTTCCCTGCATTCTGGAGTTGCGGTAGAGTGTATTATTATTTTATTTATTTTTCGCATAAACAGTTTTTACAATGATGTATTCTTACTTTTCTTTTATCCAGAAATTTATTCCACCCTTGTTTTATATTGCAACTTTCAACCTCAATCCAATTAGCAAAATCTCTTAAACTTTTAATCATTTTTATTTTTCTTATACATTAACAACCATTTGTGAAACGTATAACCGATTGAAACTAACATCAGTGTTAATTTTAATACAACGTCTATATTTGTGAAACTAATCATTAAGCTACTTCCATTTAATGCGTATATTTTTATGTCTGTAAAATTCATTTTTAAATTTATTAATCTGGTATTTCTAATGTAACGGTTATCGGCGTAATTAGTTCATTAATCATAGATTGAACATTATCTTCTATGTTAGAAATTTGTTCGTCTCCTATAGTTGATTTTGTCCAATTTGTAACTATTTCGTTGGTTAAATCTGAAAACGGTATAAAAGGGTTATCTGGATTATAAGTCAAAATTTGCTCTCCAATAGCAATAGCCGAATAAGCTGTTCCGTCTGGATTCAATATATCAGACGTTCCTGTTACTTTCCAATTAACATTGTATACCACATCTGTTTCGCTATTCTCTAATGGTCTAACTTCTACTGTTTTACAATCCCAAGTATATTTTATCATAATTTTTTATTTTTAATTCTACCAAGTATTTTTCTTAATTTCAACCCAAGCATATGTATTTGCTCCTGTTTTC